TTCTGTGCCCGTATGTCAGGTATGCCCGGTCCGATGAAAGACGAAAACGGCAAGCCTACTCGTAAAGCAGCTTCATTAAAAAGGTGGAAATGCTAAATGAGTATAGAACGGGAGTTAGCTGTACATGAAACTGAGATTAAACATCTACAGGCTGATATGGATAGACTTGTCGCTGATATGGAAGATATTAAAAAAACCCTTAACAGCATCAATTCAACACTTGCAGAAGCTCGCGGCGGTTGGAAAGTATTGATGATGGTAGGTGGCGCTGGTGGTGCATTAGGCGCAATTATTACTCAAATCTCACATAAGTTATTTGGATAAATTATGCCAAGCGTTTCTAAAAAACAGCACAACTTTATGACAGCTGTAGCGCATTCACCAGAGTTTGCTAAGAAAGCTGGCGTTCCTCAATCTGTAGGCAAAGATTTTACAGCTGCAGATAAAGGCAAGTCTTTTGGTAAAAGCGGCAAAACTCCTAGCATTAACAAACAAAAAACCAATCACGGTGTAAACGCAATGCCAAATGCCGGCCTTAATAAATACATTGGCCACAAAGATGGCGGTGTAACAAAGGGAAAAGATATGAAACACGAAGATATCAAGATGGACAAGAAGACAGTTAAGAAAGCCATTGGTATGCATGATAAACAAATGCACGGCGGCAAGAAAACTGACCTAGCTAAACTTAAAGGCGGCGGCTGCGCTAAGATGTCTCGCGGTGGCGGCATTGAAGTTCGCGGTAAAACAAAAGGGAGATTTGTATAATGGGACTTAAACTAGGTGATATCAGCCCTCTTGCAGGCATTGTTACAGGTAAAGGCGCATTTGGTAATTTAGCCAATAGTGGCGGACTTGGCGGCGTTGCTGCTTTAATTGCAAATAGCGGTAATGATGAGGCAAAAAAAGCATTAGCTGAAGAAGAGTTAAAAAAAGAAGAAATGCAAAAAGAAATGCAAGCAAGAAAGATGCTTGGAATGAAAAAAGGCGGCTCAGTATCTTCAGCCTCCAAACGAGCAGACGGCTGTGCTACTAGAGGTAAAACTAAAGGAAGGTTTGTATAATGGCTACTGCATTAGATAAAGCTCATAAAGATTTTGCAAACGCAAAATGGAAAACTACTGGCGACTATGAAAAAGAAGCCCATGATAAAAAATATCCTAAAGCTGTTTTGCCAACCAAGAAACAAGTAGAGGATAAGCAGTTATCTAATGAGTACAAAAAAGACCCTGAAGCTTTTATTAAAAAAGAACAGATGTACGATAGCGCAATCAAGCAAGATAAAGAAGAGTATCGTCCATTAGATACTTTAGGAGAGGCCCTTAAAAGCCTTGTAAATAAAAAGCAAGGTGGCAGTATCAAAAAGATGGCTAAAGGCGGCACAGCCTCATCCCGTGCGGATGGTTGCGCTACTAGAGGCAAAACCAAAGGAAGGATGGTATAAAAATGGCATTTTCTGACAGAATGAATCACTTGATGAAAAAATTCGCTGAACGCAGAGGCGAAATCAATCCAAGTTTAAAAGCTAAACCTAAGAAAGATGACAGAAGCAAATACATTACAGAAGGCGCAAATGTAGGTGTAAACCGCACAGCCGAAGTAGTAAAGGATGTAACTAAAAAGACACCTAAAAAAATCACTACAGAAAAAGTTACTGTAGAAACTCCAGTAGCCGACTTAGGTAACATTGGTTCAGTAGACAGAATGAACCCAGAAGTTATTGGTGCAGATATGGGTCGTACTAAACCAGCTCCTATTGAAGAGCGCTCATTCAATATGCCAAAAGAAGAAGGCGCTAGGTTTAGTTCTAGCAACCCTATGGGCATGAAACGCGGTGGTGCAGTTAAATCATCAGCTTCAAGCCGTGGTGATGGTATTGCTCAACGTGGCAAAACAAAAGGCCGTATGTGTTAAATGGAAAAGTACAGCTTACAAGATGCTTTAAGTGACTACATGGATTCTGATACTAAAAAAGTGTCAGCGTCCGCTGGTGGTGCTAAGAATAAATATGGCAAATTTGCAAGCGGTAAAATTAACTATGGTCAACCAATTGATGAAACATCAGATATAAATGTTGGCGTATCAGGGCATTACGCTAAAGGCGAAGGCTGGAAAGACAAAGGGATAGACAGAGTAGATGCTGAATATTCTAAGAAATTCAAAGATGAATCTAAACTAAAAGCTTCTTTAGGCGCTAATGTTGGGCAAGGAAAGAAAGGTATAGATTCAGCAAATATATCTTATGAAATACCATTTAAAAAAGGTGGTAAAGTAACAGCATCAAGCAGAGCAGACGGTATAGCTCAACGCGGAAAAACAAGAGGACATATAAAATGAGACCTTCTCGTGGAATGGGCGCAATACTTCCATCTAAAATGCCTAAGAAAAAGATTATCAAACGTAAAGATAATCCTGAAGACGTAGAGATGTACAAAAAGGGTGGCAAGGTAAGCTTCCCTGGCTTGTATGCAAACATACACGCTAAACACAAACGTATGGCTGAAGGCTCAGGAGAGAAGATGCGTAAGCCTGGAAGTGCCGGCGCTCCATCCAAACAAGACTTTATTCAGTCTGCAAAAACAGCTAAAGGCAAATAATGGCAACTACAGGCACCTCAGCATTTAATCTAGATGTTAATGATTTAATAGAAGAAGCATTTGAGAGGTGCGGCTTAGAGCTGCGTACTGGCTATGATTTTCGTACTGCTCGCCGTAGTTTAAATTTACTTACTATTGAGTGGGCAAACAAAGGCATTAACCTATGGACAGTAGAGCAAGGTCAGATACCATTGGTAACTGGTCAAGCTATCTACCCATTGCCGCTAGACACAATTGACTTGATGGACAGCACAATCCGTCAAAACAACGGCACAACTAACCAAATAGATATCACCATTAGTCGTATATCAGAACCAACATATATGACTATACCTAACAAATTGACCCAAGGTAGACCTATTCAGGTGTGGATAAACCGTCAATCTGGACAAACATCTGTCACAGGTGTGACAGTTGCGACTGCAATATCATCTACAGATACTACAATTACAGTAAGCAATGCTGCTAATTTAGCCACAGCAGGGTTTATTCAAATAGGTAATGAAACAATTAGCTATCCAAACGTCATTGGCAATCAATTAACAAATTGCGCCCGTGGCCAAAACGGCACAACAGCAGCTGCTCATGCAGTAGGCGCCATATTGTCTGTGCAAAACTTACCAGCAATTAACATATGGCCCACCCCTAATGCTCCAGGTGACCAGTATACATTTGTGTATTACCGCCTAAGACGCATTCAAGATGCAGGGACAGGGGTTTATGTTCAAGACATTCCTTTCCGCTTTATACCGGCTATGGTAGCAGGATTGGCATACTATCTAAGCATGAAGCTTATAGGGGTAGACCCAAACAGAAGTCTTGCACTAAAAGCTGATTACAATGAACAGTTTGATTTAGCTGCACAAGAAGACAGAGAAAAAGCGCCGTTACGAATAGTGCCGCGCAATATGAGCTATACGAGGTAACTATGGCAAGTAATTTTGCATCAGCAAAGCATAGTATTGCCGAATGCGATATTTGTGGCCAGCGGTATAAGTTAAAGCAGTTAAAGCCTTTAACAATTAAAACAAAGATTACTAACATACTGGCTTGCCCAGAGTGTTGGAACCCAGACCAGCCGCAATTGCAATTGGGTATGTACCCAGTTGATGACCCGCAAGCTGTTAGAAATCCAAGACCTGATGTAAGCTATCAAGTATCAGGACAAAACGGGCTGCAAATTGAGGATAACAATTCAAATGCACCAGATGCGTTTGGTTATCCAGAGGGTGGTAGTAGGGTGTTCCAATGGAACTGGTATCCAGTTGGAGGCTCAAGGGATGACGGATTAACACCAAATGATTTAGTTTCATTTGGTTATGTAGGAACTGTTACAATAACTTAAGGAGTAATATAATGGCATACACAAAATCAGCAGATGGCGTAGCAAAAAAAGGTAAGACAGAAGGTAAAAATTTAGGTAACTCAGGACCTAATGTTGGCATTGAAAAAGGCCCAAAAGCTACTGGTAGCAAAGGCGGCAAAACTAATGCAGACATGAAAAAAATGGGTCGCGGTTTAGCTAAACTTGCAGCACAGAAAAAGGGGTAATACCATGGATAACAATAGAAACGTAAATCCAAATACACGCTCTGCACAAGAAGTAGGCCCTGAAACACAGGCTATGGATGTAAGCATTGGTAGTAAGTTGGAAAAAGTTAAAACAACCGGCGTAGTTACTCGCGGTAATGGCTGCGCTACTAAAGGTGTAACAGCCAGAGGCCCGATGGCGTAATGAACTACGTTGAACTCAATCAAGCAATACAAGCATACGCAGAAAACACGGAGTCGTTGTTTGTTTCTAATATACCTTTGTTTATTACAGAGGCGGAAAGGCGCATTTACAATTCAGTGCAGCTGCCGTCTTTAAGAAAAAACGTAAT